CTTGTCAATTGCTACTTGCAGAACGGGATGGATGGTAAGCGTTGATCGATCTTCTGGCGTTTCAAGTAATTGCTTCTTCGTATACATCAGATTATATGGATAACCTGGAGATGTTGATAAATCAATTCCCTGACAGTAAGGCACACTCGGTATTCCAAGCACACTCTCGTTTACGTCAAATATTCGCCAGCACGTGGTTGTTGGTACTTCCGCACATGCTATGTTAATATGATCAATCAAACTATTAAGGATTTGCTCCCGTTCTTCTGGGCGCACAACCTCAATGCGTTCACCATACTTATTGACACCGTTTATGATAGGAGAAAATGGTTTCCCCTCGAGCCGCTTATCAAACGGTGCTAAAATAGCAGGCTCTGTTTGATGTTCACCAAAACACTCGTAAAATGGAGATGGTTCTATTGCTGATTTTACAGCATCGAAAGGTGGTCTTTGAATTTTACCTATTATAGCAAAATTACCCTCCGGTGCCGGTCCTGTATGTTCTGAAACTGGCAATAGATCTTCATATGGTACACCCTTAACTTGTGGTTTAAAGTGCGCCAACGCTTCATCCAACTGCTCTTGTGTTACAAGAGATCCGAATGCCTGGCTATTGAAATCGTACGATCCGGCAAAATGAATTCCCATGATTTTATTCTGGATTTTATCAGAAACCAAAACCAAAGGGGACCCACAGTCACCATCACGCGTCAGTCCGTTATACGTCCACCCTTCTTGCGCAACATATTGGTCATGCGTGCCATGAACCACTGGTCTTTTCAGTGTGGTAAATGGCATGTAAATGTTTTCCAATTGATCTTCTCGGTACGCAGCAAGGGCTAATTGTCCTGTTTGCAAGTAAGTAACATCCTTAGCTGTCAAAAATTTCTTTTTATAGCTGGGAAAAGCTTGTACTTGTGATGGGCATTCAATGAGGCACATGTCACGATTCTTACCGAATCTTTTGGCCGGATCCGTGTCACTGTACTTCATAAAGACTCGCTTTGTATCTGCTAAAAGCATCTCAAAAGCAAGCCCTTTTGATGTTTCTACCAAGATCGTGTCATCTGCATGACACTTCTCGATAAAATGCCTATTGGTCAATAAAATTCGGCCTTCAATTGGAGTGGCACACGTTGACATGCGCTTCTCAACATTTGTAAGCCTAATTCGCACGATATGTTTTAACAAATCTTGCGTTGATTGACCCAAGTCCTGTTCCCGCACAAAAGTCATTTTCGCTGGCTTTGCACGTAGTACTCTCGCACGATTCGTCTCGTGTGCTCCTGACATCTGTTCCTCTACTGGGCTTATTCTCCTGCGGAAGAATGAAAATGCCAATCCAATTAGTCCACAAAGCGTACTAATCGCGGCCATGGTAGTAAGGCCAATACCAAATGACAATGATGCCGTTCTTATTTGGGCACCCATTATCTTTTCGATAATTTCCTCATATTCTTCTTGCATGGTCCTAAGGAGCGTCTTTGTTCTTGGCGTATTTTCAATTCCTATACTACACAACAATTGATCAAAATTTCCTTCGATCAACCATGTCTTCTGTTCCTGTGTTAGTCCTGGAACTATCTCAATCTTCTCTCCATCACAAAATACCTTAATTTTATCATCGGCCTGTTCTAAAGCCCGATGCAAGACATCTTGTGTGAATACAGGCAAATACCCCTTCTCTTTCTTAAGAATAAGCTGGTGTATGCCTTTTTGTGATAGCT